CATTATGGCAAGATTAACGATAGACACAGGAACAGCAGGAAATCCAGCAACGGGAGATACCCTTCGTACCGCTATGGCCAAGGTCAACAGCAATTTTGCTGAGTTGGCCGGTGACTTACAGATGTCAGGCAACACTTTATTGAGTGCTGACACAAACGGAAACATAATTTTAGATCCAAACGGTACGGGCCAGGTACAGATAGAAGCAGACAGACTTGTTATCAAGACCACAAAAACCGCGACCGCTGTAGGAAACACAGGTGACGTGGCAGGTTCAATCAGTTGGGACGCAACCAACCTATATGTATGCACTGCGAACTATGATGGTTCAACAGTGATATGGAAAAAGATCACACTAGCGAGTATCTAACATGGCCCAGGAAGTAATCAACATCGGAGTACAGGCTGATGATGGAACAGGTGACACTATCAGAGGAGCCGGCATCAAGATCAACAGCAACTTCACGGAGTTGTACACGGATCCGTTGGTGGCCACCTCACTGGGATTCCTTGAGAACGAGATCAGCACAACACAGTCCAATGCAGACATCGTGCTCAAACCATCTGGCACGGGAGTGGTTACCTTTTTAAACCTCAAAATAGATTCAAACATCAACATCACGGACAATGAGATCACAACGACTGTTTCAAACTCTGACCTAGTGTTATCCGGATCAGGTACAGGGTTGGTGAAAATAGGCAAGGCGGACATAAATGGTGGAGCAATAGATGGTACAACAATCGGTGCTAATTCTACCGGGGCCAGCACTTTCACAACCATCACTGTTCCGTCAGTGAATGCAGACAAGGTCAATATAACAGACAACAAAATCAAGGCCACTGACACGGATGCAAACTTGGCTATCAGTGCAAATGGTTCTGGCAACGTCCTGATAAACGGTTTCACATTTCCTAACACTGTATCAGCCGGACAACTGATCAAGACCGATGGAAGCAAAGTCCTGTCGACTGTGGTTTTTCCGTTCGTGGTGACAGATACAGATATACAAGATGGCACAGCGACTATAACAGGAAACAGCTCAGCACAGGTGATAGACAGTTTCAGTGCAACAACCTACAGGAGTGCGAAATATCAAATACAGATCTCAGATTCCACAGCGAACAGGTACAAACTGGTGGAAGCAAACGTCACGCACAACGGTTCAGCCGCATTCATAAGCATAATAGGTGGTGCATCAAACGGTGCAGGAGATGGATCAACCATATATGATTCACTTGATATTTCCGCGGACATATCAGGCGGTAATGTTAGGTTGCTAGGAACAGTAAATAACACTAATAGCCAAGTAATTAAATTTGTAAAAAGGGTGATTAAAGTATAATATGGCACAGATAACTTTAAATGTAGGATCTAACGCTAACGACGGAACAGGCGATACTCTACGTTCTGCTATGCAAAGTGTGAACACCATGTTCACGGAACTTTACCTATCCCCACTAACGGGTGGCGCTCTAAGTTTCACTGGCAACGAGATATCAGCGACGAGATCCAACGAGGACCTGGTGTTCAGACCTTCTGGCACAGGATCAGTGACAGCAACTAAAATTCTTATAGATGACAACATCCAGATCACAGACAACGAGATTACAACAACACAGTCCAACTCGGACCTGGTGCTTTCGGCGTCTGGTACGGGCAGTATATTGATCGCAAATGCAGACATCAACGGTGGGGCAATAGATGGAACAGTGATAGGTGCTACGACACCGGCCGCAGGAACTTTCACAACAGTGACAGCGAACACTTCTGCTGTCATAGATGGAGTCACGATAACCGACAACACAATTTCAACAAATGCATCAAACGCCAACCTGGAACTTTCAGGCAATGGTACAGGAACAGTGTCCATCAGTGGTTTCAATTTCCCAACGTCTGATGGGACAAGCAACCAAGTATTGAAGACAGACGGTTCAGGCAACCTAGGATTTGTGACACTGTCATCACCATCCACGCTAAACCATTCAGAGATAGGCGACAACACCGCAACAGTGGCAACATCCGCTACATCAACAGTGGACAGTTGGTCATCAGCAACTTATAGAAGTGCCAAGTATTACATCTCTATATCAGACACAACCAACAGCAGGTTTGAAATAGTGGAGGCCAACGTGATGCACGGTCCAAGTGCGGACAGCACAATAGAGGCTTACATCACAGTTTTTGGTTCAACAACTTCTTATTCCGCTCCATTATGCACATTCACAGCAGACATCGATGATGGTAATGTGAGACTGTTGGCAACAAACATTACCAGTGATAGTTGTGTGTTCAAATTCCAAAGAACAATTATAGACCTATAATAATTACATTAGGTTTATAGAATTTACAATAAATACCCATAACAAAAAAGGATTAATATAAAGTATGGCTAGACAGAACATCAACATCGGATCAAGTGCAAACGACGGCACGGGTGATCCGCTAAGAACAGCATTTGACAAGATAAACGACAACTTCGTGGAACTTTACGGTACGGATGATGATTCAAAAACATTGGCAAACAACCTAGATGTCAATGGTCACAACATCATATCAACAAGATCAAACGAAGACATAAGAATTTTACCAGCAGGCACAGGTGGAGTTATCGCTTCGGCAGTGCGAATAGCAGGCACAACGATCAGTTCTGATGACTCATCTCAGATAACGATAGCAGAGCATATGCAGACAACTGGCACGTTAAACGTGGCAGGTGCCACAACTCTTGCCACTTCTTTGACATTGGCATCAGGTGCAACTGTCACAGGTATCCTTGACGAAGACAATATGTCTACAAATTCAGCCACACAACTTGCTACTCAACAATCAATCAAAGCATATGTTGACTCGCAGGTCACAGCACAGGACCTAGACCTAGCAGGTGATTCTGGAACAGGTGCAGTTGATCTAGATTCACAATCATTGACCATCGCAGGTGGCACAGGGTTAACATCAGTGGCAGGCAGTCAAACAGTCACATTGAACATTGATTCAACAGTGGCGACGCTGACTGGTTCACAGACACTTACGAATAAAGTTTTAACAGCACCTACGATAAATGCGGCAACAATGACCGGTACAGTGACCGTTGATTCTATTTCAATGGCTGACAACACCATTACAACCGGTGCTTCCAACGCCAACCTAGAACTAGATGCTTCAGGCACAGGAAGTGTTAGATTGATAGCACCAACCACGGCCGTTTCTACATTGACCACAGCAGATATCACTACAACAGGAACACACACAGTCACAGGACAATCAGACATAGATGCTGTAAGGATTAAAGATAATGGTATCACAACAAATGCTTCAAATGCCAATCTTGAATTATCAGCAAACGGTTCAGGTGTGGTAGATGTGAAAGATGCAATGACCACTGTTGGACAAACAATAACAGGAAACGTAGTCATAGATGGTCAATTTGACATTGACAATATTTCAATCAGTGGAAATGGTATAATTGCGACCAATTCAGGTGGAGGAATCAACATCAATCCAAATGCCTCAGGACAGGTAACAATTGGAGGAACGATTGTTCAAGTCCCAGGTTTAATGTCGGCTACCGATATCAACGTTACATCAAATGTACTACTTGGTGCCGATTGTCTAATAACGACAAACGTCTCAAATGCAGATATCAACATAGATGCAAATGGTACTGGATCTGTTTATATTGATGAACTTCGTTTTAGGGATAACAATATCACTACTCACGTTACAAATGCTAACTTGGAATTAACCACGGACGGTACAGGTACGATAGAATTACAAACAAACACGAATGTCACAGGTGACTTGACTGTGTCAGGTGCATTCATTGGTAGCAGACAGACCATCAGTGGTGCGGGTGCAATCAACCTTACAACATTGTTCACTGAGATCACAACGACCAGTACAGATGCATACTCACTGGCAAATGGCACAGTGGGTCAGGTTAAAATAATCACCATGGCTGTGAACGGCGGTGACGCAACAATCACACCGACCACGTTTGCAAACGGCACATCGATGACGATGGACGCTGTGCATGATTCAGTTACACTGATCTATGGTGCAAGTGGTTGGGTAGTACTTGCCTCACAGAACGTAACGATCAACGCTTAATAGGCCAGCAAAAACACATCCTTAACAGGGGAAAATGAGGAAACACAGGAACGACCGTAACAGGCACAAGTCTGCACATTCCGAGATCAAACGCTTGGAGGATGCCATACGACGTGAGCAAGACAAGATCACACGTGAAGGTCTCCGACAGCACCTAGAACACTGGATTCGTACACAGAATAATAGCAGGTAATCGCCAATAAATACCCGTGTAAGGAGTAAGATTAATGGCAACACCAGTGTGGACAACCACGGCAGGTAAAATTGCAACCATAAACGAGCAAGTCGCATATTCTCTTCAACTAGAAGCGAATGACCCAGTCGCTATGGGCGATTCAACGGCCATCACTTACTCCGTGATAGCAGGGAGCCTACCCGCAGGAATGCAGGTAACCACAGATGGCTTGCTGACAGGTACTCCGGCTGAGGTTGCCAAGAGAACTCTTTACACCTTCGTCGTGCGAGCCACGGCCGGTACCGCTATCACAGACAGGACTTTCAGTTTGGATGTGGAGGGAGCGGACACCCCAACGTTCACAACAGCCGCGGGACAGTTACAACTAGATGATTCGACCAGTGTGGGACTTTACTGGGTCATCGATGGTGCAAGTATTTCATTACAGATGCAGGCCACTGACACAGACACCGAGGCGGGACAGAGCCTGGTGTATGAGATTGTTCAAGGTGAACTTCCACCTGGAATAACCATGAGTAAAACTGGATTGATATCCGGCATTGTGCAACTAACAGATGATCAACGTTTTGGGTTACGTGACGGTTATGACGGGTCGGGCAGTGATAATAAGTTCGACGGTGTATTTGACAAGACAGTGAGCTCAAAAAGTATAAGCAAAAATTTCGATTTCATAGTGCGTGTGTCAGATGGTACTAGTTTTGTTGAACAAAACAATTCTATATTTGTTTACTCGGCTGATTTCTGGAGAGTTTCAAATACAGCAATAACAATAGACACAACAGAGCTAGATGAGTCAGCACTGACCATGGATTTAAGTGCAAACAGGAGACCGGTTTTCAGAACCGGATCTGATTTAGGCACGTTCAGACATGACAATGCATTGGTTATTAAAATTGATGTAGAAGACTTCGATCCGTTACAGGGAGATCTAGAATACTCCATACAATCAGGATCTTTACCCTCAGGAGTTTCTATAGATTTAAATTCTGGTGAACTTTACGGACAGTTGGCCAGACAATCGGCGGTGGAAGTCGACTACACGTTTACAGTTAGGGCGAACAGAGTTGTCTCAACAGGTGTAAACGTTTTCACAGATCAAACTTTTACAATGAAGGTGATAGGTGAGATAGACATAGGAATAGCATTCACGACACCGACAGTGGTAGGTACACTCAAAGCAGACATCCCAAGTCTGTTATCAGTCGAAGCTGTTACAGATGAGACTAACCGTGTGTTGAGTTACTCGGTTACCTCTGGTTCATTACCATCAGGCGTAACATTATCAGACCAAGGGAATCTAATTGGCACTATAAATCCAAGTGACTTCACTGACTCGACGAGGGCATATACGTTCACAGTCACGGTCAGCGATCAATATCAAGAGGCCGCAACATCCAAAGAATTCACTGTGAACCTAGATATCCCATACACACAGATTGAGTATGGAAACATGTCGGGTCATGCAACGTCTTTCATTGATCAGAACATATTCTACAGCATAGCACAGGATCCAAACATCAATTCTGTTGAGAACATATACAGACCGGAGGATCCAACATTCGGAATGAGGGTAAAACCCAACATGCTGATGATGTCAGGCCTGGAGGCACAGACACTGACTGCGTTCCAACAACAGATGGAACAGAATCATGCCGCCAAGACACTGTACTTCGGAGACATAAAGACTGCTGTGGCCAAGGAAGGCACAGACACCAAGTACGAAGTGGTCTACATCGAGATAAAAGATAGTTTGGTAAACAAGAGCGGTAGTGCGATCTCTAGTGCAATCAAATTAAGAGATGCCGTGGTCAAACCCATGCTAGGTCCTAGGGCGTCGAGCATGAATGCTACTGCAGATTACGTGGATTACGAAGTGACCACGGACGGTGGACTATCATTCAGTACAGCAGGATCAAAGGTGAGATATGCAAACCAGTTGAGTGCAGATCTTGGATACATGGAAACGCTTTATCCCAACGCTGTGGCAAACATGAGAGCAAGGATGAAGAGCCTGGGACACAAGGAGTGGGATCACCTGCCTTTATGGATGAAGACCACGCAGTCAGGAGACCTGGCACCACTGGGATATGTGATGGCCGTGCCGATCTGTTATTGTAGACCTGGTACATCAGGGTTGGTCAAGAAACGGATAGAGGACAAACAATTGAACTTCAAGAACATAGCGTTCACTATAGACAGATACGTGGTCAGCAAGAGCAAAGTAGCGACAGAAACATTCACAGCAGACGGATCAACAACAACATTCGAAGTAGATGAGCTTGTACACCAAGAGGATATATTAGTCAAGGAAGGAACTTCCACAGTATTACCAGGTGAAGGATGGACTGCTTCGGGCTTCGCGGGTCACTTAAATCCAACAGCGGACACTGAACTACGATCGGCAGATCATGAATACGGTATATCTTTATCATATAATTCTACTACCAAAAAAACAACCATAACATTTACCAAGCAAGTGCCCACGGCAGGCACAATAATAAAGGTGGAGAGAAGCAACGATAAATATCTTAAATTTAGGGACAAAGGAATACAATAATGGCGAGCAACATAGTACCAGGTAACATAGACGGAACATATCCTAAAGCGGGCGAGGACAACAGTTCTCAAGGGTTCAGAGACAACTTCAGTGCGATAAACACGAACTTCACGGAAGCCAAGACTGAGATCGAGGACCTGCAGACCAACAAGGCCAGTAAGGATGCCGCTAGTAACTTCGCCGAAAATGAAGTTTCCAGGGCAAAGTTCAAGGACACTTCAGAAACTGTGTACACACATGGATCTGTATCCAGTGGTGCGGTAACTCTGGATCACGAGAATGGTCATTACCAAACTTTGACCATAACAGCAGACACAACTTTCGCCTTCACAAACTTCCCGCCAACCGGAGCGTTGGGCAGGATCATACTGGACATCACAGTGGAACCAACATCAACAGGAATACTTACTTTACCAAGTGCTGTGATAAAAGCAGACAATGTTACAGGCAGTGACGGAACGTCAGACCAAATTACTGTTGGATTAGGTCGAGCACTTTTTGAATTCATGTCACCAGACGGTGGCACGACGATACTGATGCACCAATTGGGCAAACAGTACGTATAACAATTAAAGGAGTATAATGTACTTCCATCCACTACAAGAAGAGATAGGTAACATGAGCGAGGAGGAAATATCCAAGAGGATCAAAGAGCTTTCACGCAAGGTGGGGACGGCCAGGAGATTCGGCAGGAACCCGGAGATGCTGGCACAACTGCAACACGCACTTGCGACATACCAGAACGCCATCAGGGAGAGACGACTAGAGGCGTGGCACAAGAACAACAAGAAGTTGAGGAACGAACCAGACCTGGGCGACCTGGTCAACATTGACTAGTAAATAGTTTTAATGTCAAACACATTCACCTGGAAGACGAAATTCAAAAGCATAATCATCGTTGACGGTGAACTTTTCGCCAACGAATACAAATTAAACATATCACTGACTCCACACACGGCCGACCTAAAAGAACAGACAGCCTATTTTGAAAGACTTAAAACTCTTTTCGAACAGGTGTTCGCCAACACTATAACCACATGGAGGGACGAACCACTTTATCTCACACTGAAGAAATCTACCACCAACAGATTCGTTGAATTACCAAAGCCACCATATGACCAGATCATGGCCGCAGTGTGTTTCTGTAAGGCCAACAGCATACTGGATAGCAAGATCATCATAAACAACATCGAACTTTCATCATGGCAAGGGGATGGTATTACCTACACGGTTGACAAAGACAGCAAAGAGCTTATACTGTTAGATAGACCAGATTGGTTCTCAGAAAAATTCAGTAAATTTGACCCATGGTGGTTGAGATCGGACACGGCAACTTATGACCAAGAACTTGACAAGGGAATATACACAGGACACTTCAGTTGGAAC